ATAGGTGTCGGCAAGCGGGTCCCAGCGAAAGCCTACGGCCCCGAGATTTTCCAGATTGGTCTTGAGGGGCAGCCAGCCCATGGATATATGGCCGGATGAATCGGCAACGGGGATGCCCCCGCTCGCTGGTGACACGCTGGGCGTTGCGCCTCCGGCCTGGGTTGCATTGGCCGCAGTTGTGGCATTGGTGGCAAGTGTTGCCAGTGGAACCGATGTGTCGCCATCTTCGATGCCCGCAACACGTGTGTTCAGGTCGTTTGCGGCCTCGGTGAGATGGGTCATGTTTGCGTCAAACTCGGTCGCGTTGATCGGAGACCCTTTGACCGAGACCTTTGTCGTTGTTACGGGATATGTTGCAGACATATAACAAACCTCTTTTTATTCACTGCCAATGTTATCATCGGGCTCGATAACGATTGCAGGCTTGTGCGAGGACCATGCTACATCATAATCCGCGCCTGATTGCTTCACCAAAATCTGTCCTTCCACCCCGCCTTCAGGTATAATTGCCGTTCCCTGTGTCGGTGAATCGATCACCCCGCCGGAATTGTTTATCACGCTCATTGGGCCACCTCGATATAGACATCTTCCGCGTAGTCCCCGGTAGCACAGCCCACACGCCAGTTACGCGAGCATACCGACGTTGCAGTATACAGACCGTCCTGGGTGATGGTATCTGTCGTAACCCATGACTCGCCTACCTGTACCTGCAACGAGACCACGGAAGACGACATGCCCGAGGTGATGACCTCGAACCGCCCGTCACCATCGGACGCACCAGAACTACCACGCCCCAGCACCAGAAACTCCAAGAACGAATCTGCGCAGGTAATTGTCGTTGTCTTTTGCATTGCCTACCTCTTTCTTATACAAAACGCCGAGCAGCGATGGTCAATGACCCGACCCTGCTCCCTCGCGCCAGTTTGATTTTCTTTTTGGCTATCTCGGACCGAAACAACCCCTTGTAATACACAGCCAGATCCGGGTTGGTCCACGCCATGTTCTGCCGGATAAACAGTCGTGACATCACCCCGTATTCCAGAGCGTCCCTGCACTCCCCAGAGATACATTCAGGAGTGACGTCTATCGTTACAGGATACAGGGCCACGCGTGGAACCACCCCTGTATCGCCGGATCGACCGTCAGTCGCGACAAACAGTTTGCCTTCGGCCTCATCATACACATACGAGAGACCCGTGATCATGACCTCCGTGTTATCGGGATCGCGCAGGGACAGCACCCGCACCAGGCCGGTATCCTCGGGCAACGTCAGGGCATAGAGAACCGCGTCGTCAGTCAGGGTCAGCTCGGGCAGATCCTCGGACCACATGTTGGTCTCTTCGCAGATGGTCCTGGCAACCCGGGGGATCTCCGCCTTGATCACAAAATCCGGGCAATCGGCCAGCTCGATCCGACAAGCCGTTACAATATCGTCAATCGCGCTCATGCTCGCCGCCTAGTATGTGGGTTCTGTAGCTGTTTCAGCCTGCTCCTTGAGAGAGAGGCCCTGCAAAAACGCAGCTCTCAAGCTGCTCGCCCTGGCATCGTTGACGGTGTAGTCAGCATCCTTGAGGTATGCCATGTACACGATATAATTGAGCAGATCGTTTGCATACACGTCATCAATAGAGATGGTGGCCGCAGACGATGCGCAGTCGGTCGGAGCACTGGAGTATATCAACTCCACTTCGGCAGTCGCCAGGGCCGGGGGATAAACATAAAAATGCTTGGGATCGCGCTTGTCGTAGGTGTAGTGCTCGATATCGACAGTACCCGTACCGGTATGCCAGGTGCCGATCTGATCATCCAAAATGCGCCGGGGTATCAACCGGATAACCCCGCCGCTCGACGCATCAGCGACATTCCTGGGTACATCGATCAATACGATACCTGCCGGATCGTCACCCGTGCCATCGGGGAGGGTCTGTTTGGTACCCGCTACCAGTGTGTACGAATCCAGATTAGTAATGCTCGTTTCCGGTTTGAGTTTAACAATTTCCCGCTGGCCATCATTGAGCCAGCCCAGAAGCTCGGCCTCTGTCCAGCGGGTGTTGGTGAGATCCTGTAAGATGATCTCTGCCTTATCTATGATATTACCAGCGGTGATTGCTGACATAGAAGTACCTCAAAAAAAGGCCGGACCGTTAAAACAGCCCGGCCTGTAGGGTTTACGTTGCGGAAACCGCACTTCCAAGGGCGATCTGCAACCAGTTCGTCCCGTTGCTGTATGCCAGACATGGCGAGCCCGCAGCTCCATCGGAGCAAACCACCAACATACCCTCGTTTGCGGTCGCATCGGGAAGCTCTGCGACAGCAGCCGAGGGAAGAGTGATTGCACCGGTCACGTCACCAGTTACGTCCCCGGTTACACCGCCGGTTACATTTCCAGTCACATCACCGGTTACATCGCCGGTTATATCACCGGAAATTCCGCTGGAAACGGTCAATTCCCGTATTCTCACAACCCCAAGGTCGCAGTCTTCTCTCCAAGCCATATTCCACCTCTTGTTAAAAGGGGGCATTATAGCCCCCTGTTGTAATTAAGCCGCGTAGCAGTACAGATCCAGCATGGACACCGGCTTGATAACCTCGTAGCCGAACACCTGAAGCCCACGCATGAGCTGGCCGAAGTCATGGGGGTTGGGGAGGATTTCGTTTTTGACGAGTTGAGAAGCAAACGTCAGCGCGCTCTTGTGGCCCATCAAGACATGAAAAGCCTCATTTTCCCCGTCGGTAGTATGTGCAACGTTATTGGACGAATACAGCGTCCACCTGTCGATCATGCCGAGCCGACCGTTGCGAAGAACGGACTTACTGTCTCCGGTCAAAGAAGCATCCTTGAGATCGGAAGTCTTGATCCGAGAAGCCATCCATGCGGGGATTACCGCCCATCTGTCAGTCTCGGGAACATTTTGTTCGTCAAGCACCTGCCCGGCCTGAACCAGCACGTCGATGACGTTGCTCTTGGTAACTTCAACGGGCGAACCGGTAGTACCGAGATTGATCCCGGAAGAGATCTTTCCAGCTGTAGTACCCGCATTGCTTGCATCAACATCACCATAGATGTCGTTCAAGATTTTATAGTCAATCTTGACCTTCATCTGTTCTGCTGCATCCTGCCCCCAGGCATCCATGAAGTTGATATCGGACTGCTTCTTGTCAACATCAGAGATATTGACGTTGTAGTAATACCCCTTGTCGATAAGCAGTTCTACGTTATCAGATTCAGGGTTCTGCACATCAAGGCTCATTCCCTTCTGGTACTCGGATATAACGATGTCCGGTACTGTGCGGATATACACCTTATCGCCATACTCGGAGATTTCACCTTCATAATCCGTGTTGGCGATCTGTGCAAAGACTGTTGCCTTGTAAAACTTTTCAAGGAGCTTGCCGCTCCAAATTTCAGGGATATAGGTTCCGCTCAAAGAGGGAACGCCCAGTGCTACGGGAAATGCCATTATGTCATCCTCCGGGCGAGATTCGCCCTATAAATCGTTATTGCGAGGAAGATAATGGCGGGGTTTTGTTATTGAGTTATTCTCCCCTCATTTGCCGCAAGAGAAATATCTCTCGATACTGCACCCGCCTCTTCCTCGGAAGTGATCATCTTTCCTTTGAACGAGAACGGGAAACGATTTGCCGCAGACTTCTTGTAGAAATCCGCAATATCCCCACGGCTGTATGTTGCCTGCTGAGGTACATTCCCGTTCGGGTTCGACACGGAGCGGGAGGGGGCAACCTGAGACTCTACGGGAGGACGCTTCTTTGTGGGCTTTTGCTTGCCGGGCCATGCCTCGAAAATGCTTGCAACACGCTCTACATCCAGCGCGTTCTGTGCAGATTCAAGGATCGACTGCCGTGACCATCCGGAAACCGGGTCAACCTCGCCAAGCCACTCAAGGAACGAGGGGTCAGCGTTTTGGTCTTTCCAGTCAGGAATTTTTTGCTCAAGCTTGGACCAAAAAGACTCCTGTTTGGTCTGGTTCTGGCCCTGGACGACATCGCCCATAGCCTCTTTGAGCCTGGCAATCTCAGCCTTTTGCGCCTGATACGCCCTTGCAAGCTGCGAAAACTCTTCACCGTATTCGTCAAAAGCATCCGGGTTGAGGTCGGACTGTTCCGGTGTCTCTTTCTCCTGCTGCTTCGACTGCAACTGCTGGTTCATCGCCTGGACTTGCTCGCGCATCTGCCGCAATTCAGCATGAAGCCTTGGTACCTCGTGGTCATATTTGCCCTTCAAGGTGTTGTATCTGTCCTTCCATTCGTCTCTTGGTGCTTCCGGTTCGGGCTTTGATTCGGGAGTCTCTTTTGGCTCGTCAGACGTATCTTTCGGGGCCTCTTCGTGGGTATCCATCTTGTTCTTGTCTGATAGCTCTTTAGAGATTTTTTCTGCCCTATCCACTTGCCTCTGAACCGCCTCTGGTAATCCGCTCATACAACCTCCTTGGGTCCAATTTCAGTTTCCATGACGGGCTGAAACGGGTGTCCAACGGTCTAAAAGTTTACTGCTACCCCCGCCGCACAATGTCTGACGAGGAATCCCAATCCAACAAAATTTCTCGAAGCGCCTGAACACGGCCCTGAAGGTGTCGTGTCGCAACTTCACTATGTTCACCGATCAGCTTTTCCATCTCCCGGTGCATGTTCCGCTCTATCCAACTACGAACCTCCTGCCCGGAAAAGGTCTCTCCGACCGAGTGCAACGCTTTGAAATCTTTCTTTACTGTGTCCATGCTCACTTAGTGCTTGGCTGTTGACAAACCAACGGGCATATTGAGATCATAGGGGTGTGGTGTGCCGATTTTGGGAAAGAAAAAACTAAACCGCTTGATCCCCGTTCACCGCGCCTGCCGGATTGATCTCCCTGCCCTGGGGCATCGCCTGCTGTTGTGGCTGCATCATGGCCTGCGATTGCTGCATACGATTACGCTGCAACATCTCTGTTTCAGTCGGGACAACATCGTGGATGTCCAACCCGTCGAATACCTGCCTGAGCAGTGAGGCGAACCCATCAACTCCGACCACCTGCATCACCAATGGATTCATGACCACCTGCAAGGCTTCATTTCGCCTAACAGCCTGCTGCTCCCTGGCAATCAGTGAGCTGGACCCCCTGGCAAAAACCCTGATGTCTCCGGCATAGCCAT